GGGACAAACAACAAATATACCAGTAATTACTGTAGGTAATACATTGATTACATTGGCAGCTCCAGGCGACAGTGCAATTATTGCTCCTAATACAAGTAACTTCCAAGGCGGTAATGCAAATTTAGGATACACGGCAATTTTGTCTGATTCTACGGTGGCTGATATACAAGTGACTAGAGCATTACAGAATTCAACCCTTCCGACGACTCCTAGATTTATTGGTGATAATGAAGATGCACAAAGTGTTGCAGTAGCAGGATTTGAATTCCGTGTTGTTGCTAAAACACAGTTGCTGTCTAGTAAAACTGCTTCGATTACTATTATTGCAAATGAAACAGGTGGTAGTGTTACAATTAATTTAACAGTTAACCAAGCAACTACTGCGACTATTTAATAGGTAAGAACATGAATACATCAACAGTGATAAATCAATTAAAAAATCAACCACGCCATGGTATTACTCCAAGTAGAATATCATCACTAGGGTCTACTAGAACGGCTGGTGCTGCTGGTAATCTTACGGCAATTTCTACACCAGCTATAACTGCAGCTCTGCAGGCTGCTACAGCAAACACAACAGCGGCGGTTAATGATCAAGTTCAGCAATTAGCTCAACAATTAGCAGATCAAATGGTTGCAGATATGCAACAAAGCCAAATGTTGACAAGAAACGGCCGCGTATTTACAAAATTTGATACTGTGAATGATATTGTATCAAATCAAACAGAAGTTGTAACTGGCGGTTTATGGAGTGATAATGTAGCAAGTTTAACTACTTATTTTACATCATCGACAGCAACAACATCTCAACGTAGATATTATATTGATGTTTTACAAGCTGATCCTGCCGCAGATGGATCTGTAACACAGTTTTCATTAGCATATGGAAATGCGTTAGGTAGTGGTTCTGATTCTCAAGGAACGTTGCAAGATTCTCCAAGTAAAGCAATATATTCACAGTACCGTCAATTATTACTTAATGCAACAGATACTCGTTTTACAACTGCTGGATCTGGTAGTACTGATTCAATTTATGTTGTTAACTTTAAACGTAATCGTGTTAAAGAAAAATTAGATGTTGGTAATTTTGAATTACCATTACGACAAATTTCTGGATCTAGACCATTGAACGCAACGGGTTCTGTAGCAGTTTCAAGTTCAACTATAATTACTACATTGATTGATGATTCATCAATCTCTCAGGGAACTCAAGTTGGAGCTGGCATGGTTTATAACATTGTTTCTGGTTCAATAAATAGTGGTGTTTTTAATCCAACAGCACCTGTATATTACGGATTAGTTTACCCAGATTATGGAACATTGATACTAGATGGTAAAATGTTAGATCAACAACTTAAATTCCAAACTAATACTGGTTCAAGTTCTGAAGGTAACAATCACTTTGCATTGTTCCATTCTATTTCCGGATCTGCACTTGTAACAAGTTCGGCTACTAGTGATCCATTCGGTTTCCAAGCTCGTAACTCAGAAAAAGTAACAAGTACACATTATTTTGTAAGAATTAAAAATGCAGAATATAACTTTTCAAATAATCCATCATATGTAAGTGGAAGTGTTGGTCAAATTTCACAAGCAACTTTTATAGGCGATCCTAAAACATATATTACTACGGTAGGATTGTATAATGATCGTCAGGAATTATTAGGAGTAGCTAAATTAAGTCAGCCATTGCTAAAATCATTCCAACGAGAAGCATTGATCCGAGTTAAGTTAGATTTTTAAAATAACACATTGATTTAAGCCCTGCTATATTTATAATAAATGTAGTAGGGTTTTTACTGAATATGGCTGAGTCTAGATTATCAAACAATGAAAATACATATATAGGCGCATATCCAACTGTCTTTAAAAAGATAGATCCAACGGATGTGATGCTTAATCCATTCCAAGTTTATAAATCTTGGACTGTAATATCTGGTAGTTCTACTAGTAGCATAATGCCATTAAATGCAATTTATTCAGATCAACTACCAGCATTAGGCAGTGAATTGGTATATAATGATGCTGCAAATATTAATGGGTCATTACAAACTGTTATTTATCATTCTGTCAATCATTTATATTATAAATACAAAGACGAACCGTATAAATCATATGGTCCAACTGATTTAAATCGAACTACAAAAGCATTGTTCGAATCTGCATCTGTATTGTCAATTCCTCAAATTAAAATTGGCGAAGGTATTAAAGCTGAATCATTTACATTTATCGGTTCCGGCTCTATAAATTTAGAAAGCGACCGTTATAGCAATGTATATGATGCTAATTTCGATCAAACAAAGATTGTCGGCGGCGAAACATTTTATGAAGGATTTAATGAGTATTTTGACACTACAAGAATTACATATACAAGTGAATATGTTACATACCAGTCTGGTGTGACTACATTAGTTGATAATCAGCCGGTTGGCCTGTGTGCTAAATTTAGTAATTCTGGCGCAAATATTCGCAGTTATATACAAACATCAATTCCAGGGTATTATGATCGAGACCATGATTATGCAATTTCTTTTTGGATAGACCCAATATCAGGATTTGGTGCTAGTAATTTACTAATCAGTAAATTGTCAAGTTCATTGCAAAGTCAATATCCATTTGCTGTATCTGGATTATCTTCAAATAAATTAATGTTTGCGGCCGCAGCAAGTACAACTAACTTAGTTTTTGTTACATCATCAGCTGCGTTAACAAATGGTACATGGACTCACGTTGTTTGTCAAAAAACAGGAAGCACTTTACAATTGTATATCAATGGAACATTGAGTAATTCTGTATCCAATCAAATACTTACCAATACATATAGCCCATTGAGTGCATCAGGTAGAATTGATAACACATCTGATGTGTATATAGGCGGTCATCCTAATATAAACTCAATTTTTAAAGGTGTTCTCGATGAAATTAGAATATTTAACAAGTCACTTTCCGCTAGCAACATAAGTGCGTTAGCGGACCGTAGCGTAGGAGGAACATTTTTACAAACAGCTCATGTCGGCAACGTGTTTAGCAAACAAGGACTCGTTGTAATTTCATCAGCAGATTATAGATTTAAAAATATTTTATCAAGTCCATATACAGCTAGCTATCAAAGCACTGTAACAATCAATGAACTCAGTGCCGTTGCTAAATTAGATGCTGGCGATTTTAATATGTCAACTAATTTATCATTAACACAAGACGATGATTCAACATATCATAGTTTTGTTAGTGGTAGTGCTTTTGCTCCTTACATAACTACAATTGGATTGTATAATGAAGCCGGAGAATTACTAGCAATTGGTAAATTAGCACAACCAATCAAAAAACGAAACGATGTTGATATGAATTTTTTGATTCGCATTGACTTGGATAAAAATATTGCATTTAAAGGATAACATGATACGTTTAAAATCATTATTAGAAATCGTTGACACTGAGTTGCGAGAACTTTTAAATAAAATTAAATCAAAACAGTTTCGGTTTATTGCGGCTGGAGATAATGGTCGTGTCTATGAAATTGATGGGACGGACCGATGTTTCAAAATAACACAAGAACAAAGTGAATTAGAAGTTGCAGAAGTGATTGTAGGCCGATGGTCTGAATTTACGACATTTATTCCAGTATATTATGTTGATTCAAAACAAAGCATGTATATAATGGCAAATGCAGAACAATTAACAAAACCTGATAAATTGATGATTGACCAATTCATGAATCAGTTCAAAATGTATGCTCGAGAAACCGGAGGCGAAGTTAGTATATTTGATTATCTAGATAATGATGGAGCTCGCAATACTAACCCTAGACTAGTTAATTTTTTACGGGCTTTGCAACAAGACACAAACCGTACGGGCATTGCAGATTTAGATTTAGATTTAGATTTTAAATCAGACAATGTAATGTTGTGGAGCAATAAAATGGTACTAGTTGATTGGTAATCAATATTTATAAAAAAGGAAATTATGTTAGAAACTATAATTAAAAAATATTTATTTGAAGCAAGAGAATTTAAAGCGGTCGTTAAAAAAGCTGATATCCGATCATATAATGATGCTAAGGCTGCGGGTGCGTTATATGCATTTGATGTTGTATATACAATTCGAATGGGTAAAGATGCGTTACCGACAGAAACAGAAATAATGGATTCATTGAGTAATATTATATCAGCAAATCCATCAGTTGGTGCATCTAGTAAATATGCTAAGAGTGCACATAAATATGTTTTAAGTAATAATCTTAAAGATTCAGAACGCCGAATGAAATTGAATGTTTGGATTATTCCAGCAAATGTTGCAAATAACACAGATCCAGAAGCAGTTAATGTATCAGCAACATACCCATATAAAATAGGAGTAAGTCAATTAATATCATTTAAAAATCTTAACACAGCAGATCAAACAAAATATAAAAACATCAATAAAGGTGCTCCAGTTACCGCAGCAGATAATATTATAATTGATCCAACTCCAATTGAAAAAAAAGCAGACCTAAATCCACCGGATGTTGTCGAAAAAGGAGTAGCTACGCGAAATTTATTTATAAAGGCAGATCCATTGCCAACAGATGAAAAAGGCGCGAAGGTTAAAATTACTTATCCATATACTACAGAAAATGGCAATGTGTTGTATACAATGGCTGATACAGATGATTACATATATACCATTATGGACGGCGCGTGGCGAACAATGCGGAAAAAAGATTTTGAAGCCGGAAAAGCAGGAAATGGTATTTTAATTACCGATCGAAATGTCAATCTCAAATTAAATCAAAAATTTGGCAAAGATGCCGATATAGATGGTGTGAGTAAGATTGCGAATGTAAATGACGTGGTACAGTTTGATCGTAATATAGGCGAAACTGTTATACTGTATTGGTATAATAGTAAAACAGGAAGATTTGTACAGAGTACAGATAAAAACGGTGATGGAGTAAGATACAAAATAAATGATGCAGCAGATTTGAATGTAATTTATCAAGGCGTCAGTTTAACAAATCCAAATTACACTTTAATAAAGTTACCAACATCAGCTGGCGGGAAATCTATACTATATTTTGCTGAAACGAAAGACATTAAACCTGTAAAATAAAAAAAGTTATATGGCAAAAAATCATTATCATAGTTCTGGAAACTCAAAAAGAGCTGCGGCACTTAAATATGGATATAAATCTGGATTAGAACATACGGTAGCTGATCAAATAAAAAGTTACGAATATCCTTTGAATTACGAGACAGAAACATTAAATTATATAGTACCAGAACGCAAAGCAAAATATACACCTGATTTTGTTTTTACTAAACGTGATGGCTCATTAATGTATATCGAAACAAAAGGACGTTGGACATCAATTGACCGACTTAAAATGAAACATGTTCTTGCATCCAATCCTGGTATTGATATTCGCATGGTATTTCAAGCACCTGCTCAGAAAATATCAAAAGCTAGCAAAACTACATATGAAATGCACGCACTGAAATTAGGCATAAATCATGTAGCTAAAAAAGATATTCCTGCAGAATGGTTTGCAGAATGTTTAAAAGATGGCGAGGAACCGAAAACAATTAAAACTTTTTTCAAGTAATGGTTTGATTTGTGAAATATTTTTAATATATTCAGTATAATTAATGAAATTCATTTTATTAATAGATTGATGAAAATTTATTTGAATCGATCGTTAGACCAGGAATGTAATGTATGTGTCTAACTATTATTAATATATTATTAATATTATTTAATTGGATTACTCAGTGTAATTCATTATATTATTATTAATGAAGAATCTTAAATTATTACAGTTATTAGAATCAGTACTTGGTAAAGGTAAACCAACATCTGGTGATAATATTGCATTCTTCTCTCCATTTACTTCACATTACAAACCTAAACTAGAAATTAATATCAACACTAATCATGCCGGTGAAAATGCTTGGCACTGTTGGATTTCGGATAAAAAGGGTCGAAGTATTTCTTCATTATTCAAACAATTAAATTTATCCAAAGAAAAGTTTGAACAACTAGAACGAATTGTTGAATCAACCCGGTACCGATCACAAAACTCAGTTACTGAGAAACCAATCGCAGTTCAACTACCGGAACAATATCGACCACTTTGGATTAAAAAACTAACTCCTGATTATCGAAACGCAATACACTATTTATCAAAACGAGGAATCACGGCGTTTGATATTTTAAAATACAGAATTGGTTATTGTGAATCTGGTGAATATTCTGGCAAAATAATTATTCCTAGCTATGATGCTGCTGGCCAATTAAATTATTTTGTTAGCAGAGCATTTTATAAAGAAGACAAACAAAAACATAAAAATCCAAAAATTTCAAAAGATATTATAGGGTTTGAAATGTTTATAAATTGGGCCGAACCAATCATACTTTGCGAAGGTTCATTTGATGCAATTGCAATTAAACGCAACGCAATTCCATTATTTGGTAAAATTATTCAACCGGCCCTACAAAAAAAAATTATTCAAGAGCATGTACGAGACATTTATATTTGTCTAGATGCAGATGCTTTAAAGAATGCTGTACAAATTGCACAACGATTTATGGGTGAAGGATTAAATGTATACTTTGTTGAACTAGCAAACGAAGATGCATCAGAATTAGGATCTC